TATGCTCGTTAATCCAGTCGGCCATCAACTTGTCAGTAGAGAAGAAGTGCTGGATATACTTGTAGACCGGAGCCTCATATATAAGGTCTTGTCTTCCTAGTCCGAAGAATAAATCGTGGTGCCAAGTCATCGTGGTAATCCCTTTGTCTTTTAAAATTCCCAGGACATCAGCCATGGATTTGCCCGGTGTATCGTCGGAGTGGCCGTGTATCCAAACCAGGAGGTCAGATTGCAGGGCCTTCGACAGAACCAGCTCCCCCGGAGCCCTAGCCTCTTGCAAACCAATAACCTCGTGGCCCATACCACGGAGAGTCTTACAATAGTAAGCTTCGCTGCTGTAAGGTAGTTCTATATTCCCCAGTAGAGTTATCTTCATACGTGCCCCAAGAGTTCCTTAACTCGGTTCACGTAAGTGTGATTTCTAGCAGTGATATCCTGGCACATCTCCCTAGTTAGCTGGTTCTGTCTCGAATTCTCCAAGTAATACTTAATTTGCTTTTCTAACCCCTCCCAATCACCCCACTGGTACATCGGCAGATAGCCCTTGAAATCCTTCTGGACGAAATCAATCTGGGGCATTATCAGCAACCCCCCACAGCCCGTAGCTTCGTAAACTCGGTCCGAACAATACAGAGTTTTTTCTTTCTGTAGGCATAGTGAATCCCCGACGGTAACCGTGGCCGAGGCGTAGAAGTCGTTGCGGTCTTCGCTGCGCTCAATCTTAGGTTCGTCACCCCCGGGATTCCTAAAAGACCAGCCGTTCTTCTCACAAATAATCCTTAACTGGTTAAGTAATTCCTTGCGGTAGGGCCATTCACCCTCATGGTAGCCCTCGCCATTAGAACCCAAGAAGGCTACGTCACACTTATATTCTTCTCGGGCTTTTCCAAAGTGAGCGGCGTCGTGGCGGATGGCCGGCTTCAGCCAGCGGTGGTCAACACCTAGTTTTACCCAATTATCCTGGTTATCACCATCTGCCGTGAAGACCTTCCTGGTGAATAACATAGGATTCATCCACCACTGGCGGCCATCTCTGGACAGCCCCCAAAACAGGTCTAGATGGAGCGTAGCTGTGGGGACGCCGAACATTGCACACTGCCTAAGAGTATCCACGGATTCCATAAACGGCTGGGCGTCATCCCAAGTGGAGGTCCAGAGTAAGAGGTCAGATTGCAGGGCAACCTTGCGAATATCAAACCACTGGGCTTTGTTCTCCTGGAGCAACGCTACCTCCCAGCCCAGAGATTCGAAGGCTTTGCGGACATCGTTTTCGGTAGAAAATTCCGGCTCGAAGTTCCCAACGTGAGCTACAATTTTAGACATAACCCCGCTCTTTTAATGTCTTTTGGTAATACTCCGGATATTCGTGCCTGTTGGATTCGTCGGCAAAGGTCCAGGCCAATTTCTCGGTGGCATGGCCGTAGATAAAGCCTAGTTTATGAACCGCAAAAGAAAACTTGACATCTTCTTGGGCAGTCGGTTTGGGGCCGCCATCATGCGACCAGAACCCCTCATTCCAACGCAAGCCACTGTCATAAAGCTTCCGAGGGACTATACATACCCCTCCGACATTGCCTGGCCACATATTTACGGTCTTACCCCCCATTTCCGTTAAGTAATCCTGGTTGCCATTAAAGGTGTCTAGTGCCGTGAAGTCCAGCCCTAGCTGTCCCAGTGGGGGGATGGCCTCGAAGTATTCTGCGGCCTTCGTCGCCCAGCCGGGGGAAAAGTTCATGTCGTTATCCAGCCTCATCAGATGAGTCGGGGAATACTGGGCGATACCTAATTCCCAGCCAATATTGGTAGCTTTGCCTGGGTAGAAGTTTATGGGGTTTAAAATTAAGCTATCCTGGGGTCCATTTTTCTCCAACCACTCTCGAGTCCCATCTGAGGAATCGTTATCGACCACTACCAGATAGTGCGGAATGTCTATAGTTTTCTTAAGATTATCCAACGTCCTCTGGGTATAAGCCAACCGGTTGTAGGTAATAAGGCAAATTAACAAATTCATCTAATAGACTCCAATACTTCATTATTTACTAGCTCAACATACTTAAAAGGCGGAATAGTTAATTTCCCGGTCTTCTCCAAAGCCTTGGCTCGTTTCAAATCCATAAAAGTTATCGTTCCATCAGACAACACCACGTTACGATTCTCTTCTTTGCCACCCTTAAAAGTCTCCGGTTTAATAACCGTCCAGGTCTCGATGTCGTGCATCCCGAGATTAGTCCCCGGCTGCCCCAAAGCCCGGAGCTTTCGCTGGCCACACTTTATCTTAGAGACCTTTATAGGCTTAGGGGCTAACAAAGAGAAAGTAATATCATGCAACCCATAGGCATTGCCGTTTATCCTGCGAGGAGTCATCTCTAAGGTTTGGCCGTGGTGGACGTCCCAAGCTATATCCGTCCTGAAGACCGGAGGCTTGTATCCCTTCAGGAAGCTTCTGGTGACCAGCAAACACCCCGTACCCCCATAAATAGCATTCCCATCTGGGTCACGGTAAATGGATGGCTTGCCCTCTCTGGAGAGGGGGTAGTCACAGGCGACAGCGGGGACCTTCTCGGCCAGTAGTTTTTTAAGAGTATTCTTAGGGATTATCATGTCGTCTTCCACGAACCAATAATGGCTGTAAGAGCCCTCTAGAGCCTCCTCTAGGGGACGATTGAAACATTCCGGAATAGGCAGACCGTGCGAGAAGAAAATGTCGTACTTGTAGCCCTCTAGGTTCTCTAGAAGCTCCTGGCAGGTCTGCGAGAAGGCCAGCCCCCTACTGGGAAAGATTACTGCTATCTTCATTTATCAGAGAACTCCCGTTTCGTTCTTTTCCAAGTAGCTTCCCGATAGATACCTATACCAAAATGATGTCTCCCCAGCTTAATGCGTATATCACACAGTTGAATAGTAACCCCAAATAATTTGCCCGCTACTCTACCCTTACCGCTGTTGTACTGTACAAACAGCGGGCAGAGCTGCAGCATCGGCAACAACTTGGGGTTGATGAAGAGTTTCATATCACCGTATCCCCTCCGCCCTTCAAGCGGGCTTGGCCGTCAACAATCTCAATATCGTCGGGCATCTTCTCCAACACCTGGACTTCTTTGACTTGGGAAAGTGAGGCCAGCCATTTAAGTTTCTGCTCCTCGTCATCGGTCTTGGTGATGTTGTCAATCCCAACTTTCGAGATGGTCCGTATAATATGCGCCCCATTGTTGGAGTTGGGCTGCCCCAAGGCCACCAGTTTGCGTTGCCCAGCTGGGGCAGCCGGGACGATGGGCATTCCGTTAGTCCACATAGTTAATCCAAAGTTAATATCGTGGAGACCGTAAGTCTTAATTTTACTGACGTCTCTAGGCCACATATAAAGAACGTGTTTCTCAATCCGGATATCCCAGGCTAAATCTGTCCTGAAAACCGGTTTGGGCATTTTGTCCAAGACCTCTCGCCAGACCAATAGGAAGCCCGTTCCCGACCACAGCGCAAACCCATCAGGGTCGTGCAAAATGGTCGCCTCTCCATCCTTCTTGAACGGGTAGTCGAGAGCCGTAGCCGGAACGTTGAGTTTAAGCATTTTTTTTAAAATATCTTTAGGGATGGCCATATCGTCCTCGCAAAACAGAACATGGGTGGGCTTGTCTTTTAAGGCCTTCTCCAGGGGTTCGTTGAAACACTCCGGCAACGGCCGGGCATGAGCGAAATAAATTTTGTGGTCGTAGGGTTTAAGTTCTGCTAACAGCTCCTCAAGAGTCTGGCTAAATAGCAGCCCTCGGGATGGTAGAATCACCCCCAGTCGGTGTTTCATTCTCCAACCTTGCTAATTCTGTGGTTAAATCATCAATCTTTTCCCGGAGAATCTGGTTGTTAATCTTTACCTCACCCATCCTAGCCTTGTTGTTTTCCCTATTAAACGTCAGATTCTCGACATCATTGCGGAACATGATTTTCTGTGATTCAAATATTTGCTCTTTTAGTATTTGTTTGCGTGCGTCCAGCGGCAACGTGTATTTATCCATGACCCTAACATACCAAAACCCCCCTGCGGTTGGCAAGGGGGCTGTGGATAAGCTGTGGAAAGCTTAGTGACCGTCGTGGGCATCCGCCGCTCGATTAACTGGGTCATCACCCTTATCGGCTCTAAGGCCAAGGCGGTTGGTGTGAGCGTAGTTAATCTCGTTTTGGATGTGTCCTTGCATTTCTTGTTCGTTCAGGCCTTGGAAGATGGTTTTCTTCCGAACCCTATCTTCAATAGTTTTGGTGGTATCGAAGTTAGAGTGGGCTGTTCGAGGAAGTGCCGGATAGTCTCCGTCCGCCAGGAACGGTCCGCCTGGCGGGAAAGGATAGTACAGACTCTGAGGATTGGCCATATACCCTCCTTAAGACTTAATGGTAACGATGTGGTCGGCTCGGGTTACAACTCCACCCCAAAGGGCTTGGGAGACGTACAAAGTACCAAGGTACTCAGTCTTGCGCTGTGATTCGAGCTTGACATTCTTCTGTACCGCTAGGCCCATACCATCTTTGTGGAAGAACAGGTGGTTGTTCTGGGTTGGGGTAGCGGCGGTTACTACTAGGTTCTGGCTCATGAAGACCTTGACACCGTATATTTCACCGATTTGGCCGTTCATGATGGAGTTCTGCGTTCCGCCTACACCGATAGCATCGTAGCGAATGTACTTATCGATGTTAAGCATTTCCTGCTTACCTTGGGGGGAAACTGCAAAACTGCGATTCCCGCCAGGGGCTTTAGCGTCATCCAGGTAACGGTTGGCGGCCAAGATTACCTGGTCGTTTAGGACAGCTCCGTATTGGCCGATAGTGTAAGTACCGGCCGCTGTCATGGTAACAGCGACGTAGTTGTCCATTTTTTCAGCAATGGCGTAACCGGCTTTCTCTGTGTAGAGAGCGGCTAGGTCGTAAGCTGCTTGCCAGTCCACGATGTCCTCAATTAGAACTGAGCATTCGTAGTACTGGTTGATTGTTATTGTCTTTTTGGTTTCGGTCGGCGCGTTCAAAGTAACTTGGGTATTGGCTACCTTCAAGTTAGCGGTTAGGTTACTGAGCTGCGGAATTTCGACGGTTTGACCGGCGGATTGAATATCCCTGTCATAGCGGTGGACCAATGGTACGAGTACCAAATTGGACTCCCGGGCAGCGATAATTTCCTTGGACCAGACATTGGGTCGCGTTCTGTTAATCTCTACCTGCCGGTAGAACTCTCAAGCTCTCACTTGAGACCAGACTATATCTTTACAGCGTTGTTAGCTGTGCTCAACGTATAGTCGTTGAGGCTCCCAGCACCTTTACCTCGTAGGTTGTTTAGTCTTACCTGTTCGACAATTTTAAGTTCTGTTACGGAAGGCTCTCTCGTTTGATTTCTCTGTGTCATCGGTCGAGATAAGCGTTCATCAATATATTCACTGATTAGACTAAGGTTTCTTCCTTTTTGTCCCGTAAACATTTCTGGCTTGAATACTGCTAGAGCTTTTTGGCACCGTTTTATCCCTTGAATATACAAAGAATAAAGTGTCTTATACTCTTTGCCTGTAACCCTCAGCCTTGGTCTTCCCTCATAAATATAATGAGGTATGTCCATTTCTTCAAGGTACTCATGACAGCGAGCGATAAATTCTAATTCAGTATTGTAAATCTTTATGACGGGCCGGTAGTAGTAAGTCTTAGCGCCGCTCTTAGTGCGGTATAGACCCACCAACCCTTCGCCCTCAATCACTCCGATTAGCCAACCTAACTTAAATTGTGAAGATGCAATAGTTGCCTGCTGATTGCCCATTGTTACATCCTTTCGATTCTTACCTAAATAGTACGATTGGTTTTAGGGGGTTCCAGCATATAGTTGAGTTTTACGTCTCCCTATATGTTAAAAGACGTTAGCGGTTGTAACCGTAACCTGATTAGACCCTAAGGCCATATCAAATTCTCCTGTTTAAATAGTTAAATCAACAGGAGGTTCAGATTATCTGGGTCGGTTGGGGAAGGAGGCTGCCAGAATCTCCTCACGGTTAGCGAGGTATTCTTCTTGGCTCATATTAGCCACCATGTCATCAACATTCTCAGGGGTAATCTTGGCCGCTCCGTAAGACGACTTGTTGGTCGCATTAGCGGACGGCGGAATCGCCTGTTGCTTCTGGGCTAAATTAGTTAGGGCTTCTCGGCCACCTTGGGATTTCAGCTCGGCCTCTTTGCCGCTCAGGGACTCCCGGGCAGCTAAAGCATGCAAAGCATCTAGGTCGTTTTGCAGGTGGGGACGTTCCTGCACGAGTTCAGCCATCTTAGCTTCATGGTCCCGGGCATCTGGGTTTCTATCGAAGAACTCCCTGACCCGGTCCCTGACCAGCAACTGGTTGACGGATAAACGTAGTTCATCGTCAGTGTCCCCGGAGTAACCGACATTCTCGATTGCTTGGGTCTCCAGTTCCCGGCTCTTGCTAGTAGCCTCGTGCATTCTCTTCTCGGCCTCGTACTGCATTTTGACAAGTTCCTTCTGGCTGACTTTATCTAAGTCAATTCCCTTCTTCTTGGCATATGCCTCGGCGTCGAAATCTTCAGCTTGTGTCTCGGGGGCATTCGAACCTGCCTCAGAAACGGCTTCGTCCTGGTCGGATGTTTCGGCTTTCGCCTCTGCTACCGCCTCTGTTTGTTTTGGTTGTGTTGTCTCGGTTGACACGACATCATCCGGGGCAACGCCATCAACGGGGGTTGTGGTATCCATCTATGCTCCTAGCGTCAAAAGACGCATCTTAACGTTCTACCCAGAGGTAGGGGGGCAACTGGGTTTTTTGTTATACCGACCTAGAGGTGCCGGTTTTTTTGCCCCCCTCGTCTGTGGGCGGACTTGCTAAGTAGTGCAGGTGTCCTATCGCCAATCTAACACCACTAGCTTGTTTTGTAAAGCTAATGTTAGAGAACTCGGATTTGGCGTCTTCGGCGTTCTCTAGCGTAGACTGGCGGAGCCTTTCCAGCTCCTTTAACAAATCTTCACCCAAAGGCGAGAGCAGCAAACTCCTATACTGTTCGTTCCAGTCAGGCTTCATCGGCCACTCCTACGGCTTGGGGTTCGACGCCCAACCCAGGCGGTGCCATCCCCTCGGGGGCTATCGTGCCCAAAGCTTTAGCTTGCTCAGCAGCGTTCTGTAAATCGGTGGTATCCATGGCGTCCTGGTGCGTTACCGAAGGCGTGTATCCGGCAGCCTCCTCCATTTGGGCTTGGATGTCACTGGGGGCGTCTTTGTAATTTATCAGCTCCTTGGGGTCGCCGTCGTTATCCTTACTGCCCCCGGCAGCTGCCTGCTCGCTGACCGCCAGCGGCTGGACCTCTTCCCGGCTCAAATCAAAACCTTTCTGCAGGACATATTTGGCCAACTGGGCCTGGTTAACAAAAGGCGAACCTAGCAAGGCGGAGTACATCTCTTTGACGTCCCGAATCTTCTTGCGCTTCTCGCCCTCCAGGGTGGCTTTCAATTTAACCCTCGGCTCGTAGTCGCCCTTAAAAATAGCCGGGTCGAAGGTTTGCCAGTCGATTCCGTTCTGCCCCACTACCCGGAACATAACCGGTAGGGTGACGTATAACTGAACCATCTGGAAAACTAGTTTAGCCTGGGTGTAATAACCGCCATTCTCCAGTTGGGAGATGACCATATCAAATCTTCTCCCGGCGGAGGCAACTTGGGCCTTTATCTCGGTAGCGGTAGTGTCGCCAGTCGAAGTCACTCCCCGAATAATTTGGTCAATTGCCGTGGCTTCCCTAATCTCGTTCTTAATATTGACCCGCTCATTAAAAGCATTAGAGGGGACTAAGGGCTTATCTACGGCCTTGTAGGAGCCAGGCTTGAAGGGATAGACCGCCCCGGTGACGTTCTTAATCTTATCAATATAGGAAGAGTACATTGGGTCCAGCTCCATGGTCGGGTCGAGTACGAAGGACACAGCGTCGGTATTCTGGTTGGTAATATCGTTCAAAAGTTCTTGGGGTTTTAGAACCGGCTGGAGCGAGGAGCGGCCGTAAAGCTGCGATTCATCAGGGTCGTTGGCGTCCACGATATACGGATACATCCCCGTCGGGTTGGGGAACCCCAGAAACTGCTGGCGCTGCTTAAAATAATTATCTTCCTCGTAAATCACCGTCTTACGGTTGGCCACATAATAGACTTTATCTAAAGTCCAGTGGCATAGAACCTCCACCTGCTGCTGGCGCTCATCACCAGTTAGAGTAGACCCCATCCACTGGTCTTTTTGCTCCTTGTCGGTCATGTCGCTGGTTCCCGAAGTTCCCGAAATATCATTTAGGTTCTTGTATTTATCCACCAATTCGCCGGATTCCGGGTCAACCATCTTCTCCTCTTTCAAGGCTTCCAGAGTGGTCAGGAAACGATGCCCCATAAACCGAGCCGATTGGTAGGAATAAATCGTAGCCGTCGGGTCGCAGTAGAAATCTCTTAGGGGAATAAGCTCCACGCAGGGATGGTCGATGTTCCAGTAAAGATACTTCACCGACGCCCCATAAAGAAAGAAGTTCCGGGTGTGCTGGATTTCCTTATTGGTCCAGTTGTCGAGGTCCCAGTAATAAGCATAAAGCGAGTTCAGGACTTCAGTAGCCTGCTCCTGTTCGAACTTGGTGGGGATGTATTCGACATAAGGTTTTTCGCCGGAAGTAGCCGATACCAGCGACTCAATAATCCCGTAGCTCATCGGCACGAAAGTATCGGTTATCCCGTTGTAACCGACCAACACCCTCTCCGAGTTATAAAGTTTGTACCAGTTCTGCCATTGGGAGTGGTAAGAATTCTCCCGGTAGTTCCAGGACGACTTGAAGGCATCAACCACCATTTGGGCTGTATCAATTGTTTTAGCCGGCTTTTTCCTAGCCATAACTAATTAGATAGTATCACATCACCGCAAACTGGCGTACTTATTCCGCCGCTCCACAATATTCTGGGGAATCAAGGGCTCGGGCATCACCGCCGGGCGTTCGTTGACCAGTCCGTATCTCAAACAGTCATAAAGGTGGTCCTCGGCCCGGGTATCGACATCTTCGGGTTTGTTGGGGTCGTAGGGCAGGGCCGGGAGAGTCCTAATCGTATTAACACAGGACGAGAAAATCTGCAATTTGGGCAGCCCGTCGGGTAGAGGGGCCAGTCCCTCGTGGACGGCATTCAGCCCGCTCTTGCGGTCGTTGTTGGCCGGTTGGAAAATAAGCCCGGCCTTTTCAAATATAACGGCCACCGATTCGCCGGTTTCGACGTTACCGTGCTGTTTCCATAATGACGGGTCGGCCCAGCGGGTCACTATATTCTCGGTATTATCCAGCCCCTGGATGGTCTCCACCTGCTTAGAGGCGCTCATAGCGTGGACATAAAACTCTCGGTAACCATAAATCCGGTCCGAGGCGGGGTCTCTAGCAAGCCAAATTCCCCCGGCGTAGGTATTGTACCCCCAGTCGTAAGCGAACCACTTGGTCCAAAACGCCGGAATCGGGAAAGGGTCAACTACATGGTAGGGCTTGTCGTCCACTTCCCTTCGCCATTCGGTAAATACCTGCCCCGAGAAAATATCCCAGTCGCCGTAGCGCAGCGCCCTACGTAAATCGGGGTCTTTGGTGGCCTCCAGGCGCTTCCCATAGGACTCCCGGAAGGCTTCTACGGGATGGTCGTCAACCCTGGCCGGAATAAACATCCGGGTATTGCCTTCCGGGTCAGTAAAGATTTTTTCCGGCTCCGCCACGTCAATAAAATACTGCTTGACCCAGCCGTGCCCAATATTCCCCGGGTTGGTTGCACTCATCACCTTCAAAGGATGCTCTCCGGTGGAGCGCACCCGGGTCTTTAAGTATTCGTAATCGTCCTGGGGAAAGTGGGTCAGCTCGTCGAACAGCAAAAGGTGGATTTCAGCGCTCTGGTAACGGTAAATATCGGAGGCGACCTCACAGTAAGCTAGCTGGACGATACTGCCGTTCCTAAAAACGAAGGTCCGGTCCTGGGAGTTGTATTTCATCCCCCCCGAATCCAAATAAGCGGCGCACTGTTTGTAGATTTCCGGCACCACGCTTTGTTTCAGCTCCGGGATGGTCCGCCGAAAAAGATAAATCCGGCTCTTGGGATACTCCAGGGCGTAAGTAATCGCCTCGGCGACCAGCGCAGCGGTCTTCCCTCCCCCGGCAGCTCCCCCGTAAAGCGTCTCAAAAGCCTCAGATTTGTGGAACTTGGTCTGCCTTTTAGAAGCCGTGTAATCGGGAACCTTCACCTGGTGGGTCATAAAAGGATTATAACCCGAAGTGGGCGACCGTTAAATCACCGCACTTGGCAAACCCAACATCTCGGAAATTCCCCAGAATATTTTCCCTATGAGCCGAGGAGGCCATCCAAGCCTCCTCGGTTTCCTTTAGGGAATTGTAACCTCTGGCCAGGTTCTCCCCCAACGTAAAATAACCATCTGGAAAAGTATCCCAGGTACCTTTCGGGCCGGGCGGGTCATGCGCCCAATAACCATTAGCCAGCATATCCTGGCACTTAAGTAGAGCTGAATGGGCTAGTCTAGGTTCGTACTCCAAGGGCCGCAGTCCAGCTCGGTCAGCATTGGTCAGATTTAGCAGCTCTTGCTCAAACAGCGGAACCGAGGAAGTCTCAGAAACTGGTTCTGGGGCTGGTACGGAAACAGCCTCCTGAACTTTAATAGGCTCCCGGGTTAGAAAATAAATCCCCCCATACCAACCAGCAACTATTAGTACCGCAGCAATCCCAAGTTTCATCATTTACAAGGTTTCTCTCCTTTAGCGTACTTACAGAACTGCGGACTGTAGCCGTGCTTGCAGAGGCTTCCCTGGGGCCTTGGAGTGTCCTCTGAAGAGAAGTCTTTTATTGACCCAGCCATAGAAAGTTCAAAAACAACCCCATTGCGATTTACCAAAACCACAACCTTGTTTTCGGCAGAATCAAAAGCCTCCTTGGTTTTAGCACGGAATTCTCTTAGAGTGTACACATGTACACAATACTAAGCGTGTACACATTTGTCAAGAAGGGAAAATATATGTGGAGGTGGATAACAAAATTTTACTCTCCGTAACAGAAGTACTGGGTACCTGTTTTAGGGGTCCCCACCCCCCTCCGGAGCCTTATAAATTCAATCAGATACTTTTATATATGTGTACACATATAAGAGTATGTCGCACAATATACCTTGTGCGACTCTACTTAACAGGGGTAGTACCGTCCTTAATGTCCGGTTCATCAACCCGAACACTAGATATGGGGCGTGGTACGTCATTATTAAACTGTACATCTATCTGTTGGATACTTCTATCTATAAATATGCCTTGTATCTTCCCCAATAACTCTAGTGAGCGTATACTATCCGCATCCTTTTTAGCGTGTAAAGCATGGTCTTGTAACTTCTGAATTGTATGCTCTGGTGTAAATCTATTCAATCTCCGTCTAGCCTCTCTTACCCATACCAAGTCCAGTGCTTTAGTAGTTATTTGGGTAGCATGGTCTTTGCTAAATCCAGCTTTTACGGCACTTTGGTAGGCGTTAGAAAATGTAGGTGATGATGGAGTTAACCAATACTCAATAAACTTATGCTGGCGTGGGGTTACTACCCATTGGTTGCCATTAGCCACCTTGCTCTGTTTACGGTCTTTGACGGCTAATCCAACGCGCCGGTCTTTAGGTCTGACATATCTTTTAGGCATAAGGTAATTATATACCCTAGTTGACAATCCTTACCACTTATGCTATACTGTAACCATGTTAAGAATAACCAAAAACAATAAAATACACTACCGGCTGATGGCTAAACAATACCTACTGCTAGTAAATAGCAGGTTTACAGAACTGTCACGGTCTCAGCGTAAGTTGCCGACTATCCTAAAATAACTATTTAGCGACCTACTGACCCCTGTTAGCTGGTGATATTGTGCGACTGCCTGTTAATTTAGCAATAGGCTATGTACACCCATCTTTGGCTAGTTTTTACCTGTGGATAAACAACCCCATTTTCCTAACAAAAGACTTGACATTGCTACAAGGTGGGTATAAGCTAGAGATAGCCTATCGTTACGATAGGCTAGAACATTGAGGGGGCGACCAGCGATAGAGCACTCACTAGAGGTTAAGCTGTTGCTCACTAGCCCCCACCAGATAACCTGAAGACCAAGGGTTGAAAGCGGAGCACGAGCTTGCCAGAAGCAAGAAGCGGGCGCGAGGCAATTAGAACATTAACAATCCAATATAGGCACTCCTTGAGCGATTAAATTAAGTAAAGGAGTACGAAATGACAAAAGCACAGTTAGAATACCGAAAAGCTACTAAAGCATTGAGCAAGGCTTATTTTGGTAATGATAGCGTAGCATTTGAAAAAGCTAAAAAGGCTCTATGCAGAGCTAATAAAAAGCTTAGGCTATATAAAATGCCAGTTTAATCGCTGGCGGAGTGTCTATAAAAGATTAGCTGGCTTGTGTAGCACTTAGGTTGCTGTAGGGTCAGAAAGCATTAAATGGAGCGTGGCTGGCACGGAGTGAAAGCTCGCAGAGCCAATGTAGAAACCGCCCAAGTGTTACGCTAGCTGGCTAATCAATCTATCATTCTGGTTATGGGCTTTAGGGTGGCTGGTGGTGATGTCATGGTGAAAGCCTACCATCTAACTACGTGGGCTGTTTACAGCTTGCTGGCGAGGTTTTTGATGCTAGCTATGGTCTTGGGCTGGTTTAGCTGGATTGTGTTCTTAAAACGGCTGGTGTGGCTTTTGGTAGCTGTGGGGGCGTTGATAGCTCTTTACTATCTAATGCTGTACTGGTAGGCTAAATAACCGCTCTCAAATGGGCGGTTATTTTTTATGGCTCTTGTTTTTGAGACACTAAACCCCCTTATCCTAGGCTTGGTTTATGGGGGCTGTTCCTTAGTAATCAGCTAGTAACACTCCCACGCATAGCGAGGGCTAGGTTGCCGTTTGGGGGTATAAGCAGAGCCTAGACTTTATGCTATGGGTACGAGTATCCTGCTCTAGTATTTTGCTGATTTTAAAAAGTGCTTGTTGACAAAGTTTCTGCCGTTTGTTACCATGTAGGTAACGTAAAAGCAAATGCCCGCCCGCAAGGCGGGTTTTTCTTTGCCCACTATTTGTTTATATCTACAAGCAAATAGTTGTTATAAGGTTAGCTTAAACAGATTATAAAGTCAACGCCCCTATGTGTAGCGTTAGCTAAGGTCTTGGGGACGCTAGTGTGCTTTGTTGAGACGACTAGACGTAACCTTGCTTTTAAAAGGATGGCTCGTCTTTCCAGACGATTTTTCTACTTTTCTAGCCATCTCAGCA